CGGCAAGACGTCCCACCTGGTCGCTTCGGACGCGCCTGGATCCCACGATGACCTTTCGGTCGTCATATCATAGGCAACACTTCCGGCTCTGCGGAAGACGGTCTTAGGCGGTAGGTTTGCACCAAGTTCGAGAGAATCTCCCTTGATGGCCCATTTTGCTAATTCAGTTACACTGGGGTTAAACAGTGCATTGTTCATTTGCTGTACGGCACGGACAATCACAGCCCACTGATTCCATTTCGAACCCGAATACGAGAATCGCTCATGCCCGATCATCCTCCAACCAACACGGCTGACGGGATACGTGGGAAGATAGTCGTTCTCACGATAATAGCTCATCTGCAAGAAATCACATTCTCGATGCCCGAACAATTGCTTGTCTGGGTGTGCTTGAAAACCGTATTCGCGCTGCGCGAATTCAGCAAAATCTTTGGGGTCTACGCCTTTACCGCGTATCACTGCATCGTCTCCTTGAACCCAATACCGAGGATCGGTGATTGAGTAGTTAGCTATGTAACCTTCGATGCATAAAGCATTAGCGACTGAGTCGACGAAGTTCGTGGCTACCGAACCGCTAGGCATGCCGTGCTCACCTGTGTGTACCTGATTGGGCGTTATTAACGCACCATTCCACAAGTTACGTTGCCAAGTATCAAAGATCCTTGGCTTGACGTTTCCGATTTGAGGGTGGACGAGGTCATTCAATACAGTTTTCAGTAATTGAGGTGACTGAGACTGATCGAATTTAGAGTAATCACAAGATAGGTACTCGTAATCATTCTGTTGAAGATCGTTCGTTATTGCCGATTGAACGATAGCAGGTCCGTTCCACGCATCAAAAGGGCTGCTGTCCCTCTTTCTCATCTGATCTTGGATCGGATAAACAAAGGGCGCGCCATATAATGCTTCATATTTTGATTCTGCCCAAGCGAGCCTCACCTTTCCGGGTGGATCAACTCTCCACATCGGCATGGAAGGTGGTATCTCTCTTGGATTATCAAGCCTCCATTGGGCTTGGGTTTCTGCAACAACCGCATCACCTATATTTGACATCCATCCTGAAGTCAGCCATGGTAACCCACTGCTTGTCGAAGACGGTAGTCTGTGTGCTGTTTTGCGAAATGCGTATGGCTTTGCGAAAACACCCCATTTATCCTTAAATGTATTGATGTCTTGCTGTATGGTACTTAAAGTCCCTTTCCAAGGGCCATAGTAAGCCGATACTGTTTGTGGTCCCCAGTCGTTCCATTCCGGGCGTTCGGACCAGGGGAGAAGGAATCTCTCAACTTCCTTCTGCTCACGCTCTTCCATGTGAGGGCTAAATTTTGAACCCGTTAAACTCACATCGTTGAGGAAGCGCTCTTGCACTTCACCTCGTGACCAACCATCCTCAGGAGCCGGAGAAGGTGAATTCTTCCAGATCGCAGAACGGAGGTCCTCGGTCACGGGTCGGTCTAAGCGTTCTAGCCAGCGACTAAATGCAGCTAGATTGTCTGTGTATGCTGTTCCTTTTATCATGGTTATACC